GAAGTTTACAATAAAGTTTATGAATGGTACACATCTGGACCCCGACAGAGACTCCAGCCGGGTGGAGCTATAATACTTGTGATGACAAGATGGTCAAAAAGAGACCTAACAGGGCAAATTATTAACAAATCTGTGGAAAGAGAAGGCTCAAATGAGTGGGAAGTCATACAATTACCTGCAATTATGCCTTCAGGCAAGCCATTATGGCCGGAATTTTGGAGCGGTAACGAGTTAGATGCCCTAAAAGCTGAATTACCAGTTGCAAAATGGAATGCACAGTACCAACAAGACCCAACATCTGAGGAAGGAGCGTTAATTAAGCGTGAATGGTGGCAGGAATGGGAGAAAAATGACCTACCGCCATGCGATTCCATCATACAATCGTGGGATACAGCGTTTTTAAAGACACAAAGAGCGGATTATAGCGCTTGTACTACATGGGGCATCTTTTATCACCCTGATGATGACGGAAATGAGATACCAAATCTAATTTTAATCGATGCATACAAGGAAAAACTAGAATTTCCTGAGTTAAAGCGTGCGGCCTATGATAAATACTGGGAATTTGAGCCAGATCAAATGATTGTAGAGGCAAAAGCCGCAGGATCACCCTTGATTTTTGAGCTTAGAGCGATGGGAATACCAGTTACGGAGTTTACACCGAGCCGCGGACAGGATAAGATAGCAAGAGTTAACAGTGTTACAGATTTATTTGCTAGTGGTGTAGTTTGGTACCCACCAACAAGATGGGCTGACGAAGTAATAGAAGAATGTGCCGCGTTTCCAGCTGGTGACCACGATGACTTGGTTGACTCAACCACGCAAGCGCTGTTAAGATTCAGACAGGGTGGATGGATCAGAACAACAATGGATGATTGGGATGATGAACCTAAATACAGAAGACCAGTCGAGTACTATTAAAGGATATTAAAATGGCTATTGAAAAACCTATGGTTCCGTTTAAAGATGATGACGATGTTATTGATGAAGATATAACTGTAGAGCTAAAAAATCCTGACATGGTATCTGCTGCAAACCCTGATTCAGTCTCAATAGAAACAGAAGATGGTGGAATGATAATTGATTTTACTGGTGAGCAGGTAGATCAAATTATGGGCGATGGGTTTGATAGAAACTTAGCGGAAGAAATAGAAGAAGCTGATTTGCAGTCTATGGCTAGTGAGCTAATAAGTAATTTTAATTCAGACAGGCAGTCAAGAAGTGAATGGGCAAAAAGTTATGTAAAAGGTCTAGATCTTCTTGGAATGAAGATAGAAGAAAGGCAGCAGCCTTGGGCAGGGTCATCTGGCGTTTTTCATCCTATACTCACAGAATCAATAGTTAGATTTCAGGCACAGGCTATGGGAGAAATATTTCCTGCATCTGGACCTGTAAGAACTAAAATAGTAGGGAAGATGTCTGTTGAAAAAACAGAGCAGGCAAATCGAGTAGAAAATGAAATGAATTATCTTCTCACGGAAGAAATGACAGAGTACCGTGATGAGACAGAACAAATGCTTTTTAAATTACCTCTAGCAGGATCGGCATTTAAGAAAGTATATTACGATCCTATCATGGAAAGACCATGCGCCATGTTTGTACCAGCAGAGGACTTTGTTGTTTCTTATGGAGCATCAGATCTTATGACATGTGAGAGATATACACATGTTATGAAAAAGTCATCAAACGATATTGCCAAGTTGATGAACAATGGTTTTTATCGTGACATAAATTTACCAGATCCAGAGCCTGACATGTCAGACATACAAGAAAAGTATGATGAGCTTGACGGGGAGTCAGCTACCATAGAAGACGATGACAGGCACACCCTTCTTGAAATGCATGTGGATATGGAGATGCCAGAACCTTTTGATGATGAAGATGGGATAGCTAGACCATACGTTATTACCATAGATAAATCTTCTAGAGAGGTGCTGTCCATCAGGAGAAATTATTATGAAGACGATAAAAAGAAAAGAAAGCGACAATACTTTGTCCACTATAGGTACCTCCCC